ACCATTTCGGAGTTCCTGTATATGTGTCGTCAGGCTATCGTGGACCTGAGCTCAACCGTGCTATCGGTGGCGCGAAGCGTAGTCAACATATGGAAGGAAGAGCACTCGACCTTGACGCAGACGTATTCGGAGGTGTTACAAACGCTCAAATCTTCCACTACATTAGGGAGAATCTGGAGTTTGATCAAGTGGTTTGGGAGTTTGGTACAGAAGACAATCCTAGTTGGGTTCACGTGTCTTACGTTCACGATGGCCATAATCGTGGTCGCTGTCTCAAAGCTTGTAGAGACGATCAGGGCAAGACGTACTACGAAGTCATCTTCGAGTAAAAACGCTGGACCAGAAGCCTAGCCTTCTGAGTTAGAGCATATCTCACTCTGTAGTTAAATTTGGTTTCATCTCTAAAGAGGTGGTCCTCGTACGTATCTGACGGTGTAAGCTTGTCAAAGTGCTTGTACACCAACCCTTCACTCATAAGAGGGTATACAATCCTCTCCCCGATCTTTTTCTTGCTGTACCCGTATTGCTCAGCTGCATAGTCTAGAGTCCAGAACTCTAGGTCGTACGCCCATAACATAAACATAAGCTCCTTTTCGAACACACGGTGTTGTTCTTGTGTTGAAATGAGAGCTTTCCTCAGACTTTTGAGGTAGTTATTTTTTACGTATCTTTCGGGTAGACGCGAGAACTCTCTGAACTTCTTGCTCTTTGAGACTTTACTTTTTGGCATGGCAGGCTACAATACTCACAAATATATGGAGAAAGAAGGCTTTTTGTTTGAAGTGCAGAGATTGGCTATTGAACTCGACCGTTTGATTGACGACTACGATCTGCGAGGCGAAGTCATCTCCGTTATGATGACGGGCATTCTTGAGGACGTTGAGTCTGACAAGACTAGACTTAAAGCTATCTACAGCTATGACATTAGTAGCCGAGAAGAGCTAGAGGACATTCTAGACTTCATCAGAACGAGCTACAAAGATCCAGACGATGATATTGACCTGTCAGATCTGTTTGACGGAACTGGCATATCTTTGAACTGAAATGGGAATTGAAAAAGACAAAGGACTCGGCGACACTATCGCACGAGTAACGAAGATGACTGGCATTAAATCTGCCGTAGAGGCTGTCACAAAGGATTGTGGCTGCAAGCGCAGACAAGAGAAATTGAATAAAATGTTTCCTTATGGAGGGGGTAATCAGAAAGATAGTAGTAGGACGTGATCCTAAAGACGCTATGGCTTACTACGTCGGCATGAAAGCTGGCGGCGGTAAGGTGTGCGCTATCGTTCAAGACGACAGACACCTCCATAGGTATGGCAAGAGTCGGTTTTTGATCTATATCGACACCGACGACTCTCAGACCTTGTGGAAGGCTATCGACGATATGCCCTGCATTACGGAGCTTGACTGTAATTTTTAATGAAGACATTGGATCTATTCGTCGTTGAGCTTGAAAAGCCTATCAACGACACTATCACCACGGAAAGTGGTTTGGAATTGTTCATCGACACTCGAAACTTCGAGGGCAGTCAGTTTGAGCACAGAGTCACTGAAGGGCCTGTTGTGTGCGCCCCAATGAAGCATGACACTGGTGTGGAAGCTGGTGACACCTTGTACTTCCATCATTTGGTGGTTATGAACGAGGGTCAGGTTCTTACTGGTCACGACAAGCACTACCTTGTTCGTTTCGATCCAGAGCACACCATCAACAACCAGGCTATCGGGTATAAGAACAAAGATGGTGAGATCAGACCTCTTGCTGGATGGACTCTCTTGGAGCCAGTAGAGCAGGAAGAGCTAAAAACAAAATCAGATGTTGTCGAAGTTGTCGAACTTAAACAGGGCCTACCAACAAAGGGTCGTGTCGCTTTTACGGCTCCTTGGATTGAGGATCTTGGATTGAAGGTTGGTGACGTCGTAGGGTTCAAAGAGAACAGAGACTACAGAATCAAAATCGACGGGAAAGAGTACTATCGGACCCGTGCTGAAGACTTGATGTATGCGGAAGAAGTTCACAACGATTGATGCTGCTGAAAGACTTATGAAGTCTATGGAGATAGCCATCGACAACATGATTGACGAGGTCAAGAAGCCTGTTGACCCAGAAATCAACGGCAGCGCGAGAAAAGCAGAGCTTCAGTCTATCAAGCAAACAGCAACAGATTGCAAAGAACTGATCGTTGAAAGACAGCGATTGGACCAAATGATCAAAGACCTACAAACAAATGGCGGAATCGAAGAAGCAAAAGACTACACAGGAGGATTTGCAGAGCGATACTCAAAGTAAATTCAAGTGGTGGCAAGACGAAGTATTCCTCAACAACAGGGTTAACATAATCGGGCAGAACGGTAACGACGGTATTCATTACTTTTGGGAAGACTCCTGGAACGAAGAATACGAAGACTAAATGAAACGAATTTTAACAGCTATCTTGCTGACAATCAGCCTCATGACGCACTCTCAGGAGTGCGTTGTTCTGTCTAGCAATGTCAAAACAATGGGGCTTTCAAGCCGATCTAATGTCGATTTGAACGACGTTGAGGGGGCGACTCTCCCTATCGTTTTTCACATCATGCATACTGGCCAAGCCATTGGGGAGGGTGCAAACATCACTGACGAGCAGGTCATCGAGATGCTTGGTCGAGCCAACGAGATGTTTCGAAAAGTCCCAGGATCTGTTGGGGATGGCAGCGGAGTTGACACCAAGATTGACTTCTGCCTTGCACAGAGAGACCCTGATGGAAACCCTACAACAGGGATCACTCGTCACGACCTGTCAGGTGAGCCAGAGTACGTGCAAGATGGTGTTTCTCCAAGCGCCACTCAGTCTGGAATGGATGATCTAGCGATGAAGAGCTACGCCTGTTGGGATGTAGACAGGTACGTCAACATCTACATTGTGACGGAGATCGACGGGAATAACGGCGGAGGCGGTATTCAAGGGTATGCCTACCTAGGCCCAACGAATGACTGTCGTGACGGAGTGGTCATGCTTTCGAACAAGATGATTGTCTCTACTTTCAATCTTGGTAAGACATTCGTTCACGAGCTTGGTCACTACCTGACTATCGATCACACCTTTGCCAACACCTTCTCTTGCGCTCAAGAGACCAACTGTGAGACTCAAGGGGATAAGATTTGTGACACCCCTGTAACCACTACAAACTACTTCTGTAGCCAGCCATCTTGTCCTGACGCAATCACAGAAAACTACATGGATTACACTGGTGAGCAGTGCAGAAACATGTACACTACTGGTCAGGCCGAGCGCATGCATGACTGCTTGTTGGGTGGAAGGTATGACCTATGGAATGACAACCTTGCATGCGTACCTCCTGTAGACTACGATGTTGCTGTATCCAACGTGGACTACAAAACGCCATTCTGCTTACCCGAGCAGGACGTAACAGTAACTGTTACAGGCGTCGGCCCACTCGCCACCCCAGTAGCAACGGTTACCCTAACAGCTAGCGGGGCGTCATACAACTACACGCTTAACGACATCGCTTACGGGCAGTCCTACGAAGTCTTGTTCAGTGGCGTGGAACTGCAGGGAGACTTCTCTGTGACGCTGTTCTCTGGTAGCGATCAGTACGAAGCTAACAACACAGCGTCTGGTAGCGTTGCTTACGAGCCAGGTGCGCTATGGGAGATGGACTTTACCAGCGACTTCTTTGCATCAGAGACAGACTGGGTACTTTTGCCTGATGGCAGCAAGAACCCTGTCATTGAGGACGGGAACTGGCCTGCTGGAATTACCACTAGAAGCTACGAGACGTGCCTACCTAACGGCTGTTACAACCTGATCATCTATGACACAGGAGGAGACGGTATCCCTTACGGAGGCGAAGTCTTGGTTTGGCTGAATGGAGGCCCTTTAGATGTAGACGTCTCTGGAGACTGGAACCAGCTAGTGTTTAATTTTTGCGTGGAGACGGAAGAGGTTAATGTGTGCCCAGCAGATTTTGACAACGACGGGGTAGTTGGAGCGGAAGACGTTGCCATTCTTGTCGGTGACTATCAGTGTGAAGGAGAGTGCATCGCAGACCTAGATGGAAACGGCGTGGTAAACGTCATGGACATCCTTGAGTTCCTGACTTACTTTGCGGAGTCAGGTTGCATTGTTTCGGCAGAAACTAGCTTAGAGGTGTCCGAAATCATTGAGCTCACTGAGCAAGGCGCGAGCCAAACCGATCAAAGCTATGCCTCACCAGTCTACTACGACATGTCTGGAAGGATAGTCCCTGGACCGTTAGAGAACCTAGCCCCAGGCATCTACATTCAAAAGAGCGCCACGAAAACCAAGAAGATCTTCGTACAATGAAAAAGCTGCTTCTGTTCTTCATCCCTCTGATTTCGTATGGTCAGTGTGACATTGAGATCCTGGGTTTTGACCCTATCTCTACAGACCTATTGATCACAGTGAACGGAGGACAGTGTGGCACAGAGGCAGACAGCATTGGTGAGTTTATTCTCGCTCTAGGGTTCAACCCGCCGCTAGAGATCACTCCATGGCCTTGTTTTGGCGATGACGAATTTATGCTCCTGCTGTACCCATTGGACTTCCCAGGATTTGACATTGGAGAGGGTAGCGACAACATCCTTCAGGCTGGAGACACTGTGCTTTTCAATATACTAGATGACACTTCTTTGGCTGGAAGCGGAACACTACAGTGCTGGAATGAGGCTCTGGAAGAGGGGTCTTTCTTCGAGGAGTGCGTTATCCTAACTGTTAGTCAGATCAATGACAGCGACGACATTTTCGGGGAACCTGGTATTGGGGGATTCCCGTACCCAGACGATGACATTGCAAACAACTGGTTGGAGTTCTCACTAGACGGCGGTTGCGACCCCCCTCCACCTCCTGTCCCTGTTGATCCAGAACCAGTAGACGGAGACACCACGACCACAGTGGACCCAGTAAGACCAACCAGGCCTGTACGACCAGTGGGAGACCCGTGTGAAGACCCATGCATCCACGTTCCAAACGTCTTTACGCCAGACGGTGACAACATCAACGACTATTGGAGACCCATTACGCTTTCTAGCTGCTGGCTAGAGTGGGAGTGTAAGGTTTACAACAGATGGGGTCAGGTTGTTTGGTGGAGCGAAGACCCTTCAGATAAGTGGTTTGGCGAGGGTGGATTATCTTACGTTTCAGACGGAGTTTACACCTGGACCATCAAAGGAAAAACCTTCAGATCAACAAAAGTTGTTTCTATTCAAGGGTTTGTGACTCTTATTAGGTAAATTTGACTATGCGCCTGTAGCTCAGTCGGATAGAGCATCTGCCTTCTAAGCAGACGGTCACAGGTTCGAATCCTGTCAGGCGTACCAAATTGAATTGACATGGCTAAGTACAAATGCGAATGCGGTGAGGAAAAAGAAGCCTCAGGAGTAAAGATCAAGTTCGTAAACGATAAGGCTCGTCACGAGATCACTTGCGACAAGTGCGGTGAGTATATGGAGCTTTCAAACCCAAAATCTGGAGCCCCTAGCTTTAGAAGCAATCGGTATGGTCAGGTGTTCTGATGTCTACTCTGCTGAACATAGAGGGCTATGATGAGCTTGTTGTCTCAATTTGCCCCAAGGGTACGCAAGGTGAGATTCTTGAACTCGGTGGGCTATTCATTGCACTTCCCTCTCAGCCTCCCAAAGAGGAAATTCACGGATATGGACGTCCAGACGACATGCAGATGTGGCAGAGGATTCCTATGCCAGAGGAGTTGTCTAGGATTAAGTCTATGGATGAGTGGGGGGAGATGCCAAGGGAGTTTAGACAAAAGTTTTCTCCGTATATCGAAGAGGAGTTTCGCCGTAGGCGTGAAGGCTTTTGGTTTTTCAACAATGGTGTCGCTACATATATTACGGGCAGGCACTACATGATGCTACAGTGGAGCAGGATGGATGTAGGGAATCCTGACTATCTTGCGTTCCAACGTGAAATCTTTATCCACATGGCTGCGTGCGAAGCTGATCCCCGTTGTATCGGTCAGCTTTATACTAAGTGTCGCCGTTCTGGCTATACTAATATCTGTTCCTCTGTACTTGTTGACGAGGCTACGCAGGTCAAAGACAAACTTCTAGGGATACAATCAAAGACTGGTAAAGACGCTCAAGAGAACATCTTCATGAAGAAGGTGGTGTTCATGTTCAGAAGCTACCCTTTCTTCTTCAAGCCTATCCAGGATGGTACTACCAACCCTCGTATGGAGCTTGCGTTCAGAGAGCCATCAAAGCGAATCACAAAGAAGAACAAGACTTCACAGAAGGGTGAGGCTTTGAATACTGTTATCAACTGGAAAAACACAACAAACAACGCGTACGATGGTGAGAAACTTCACATCATGTACCTTGATGAGGCAGGAAAATGGGAAAAACCTACAGACATAAGAGACGCCTGGAGGATTCAACGGACGTGTTTGATCGTCGGGCGAAAAATCGTCGGAAAAGCTCTGGTAGGAAGCACCGTCAACCCGATGGACAAAGGTGGTCAAGAGTACAAGGAGTTGTGGAAGGACTCCGATCCGAAGATGAGGAATGAAAATGGTAGAACACGCACTGGACTATATCGCCTATTCATGCCTGCATACGAGTCACTCGAAGGATTTTTTGACAAGTATGGAAATCCAATCGTGGAAGATCCTGATAGCCCTGTGGATGGTCTTGATGGCGAGCTGGTTACTATTGGGGCGAAGACGTACCTCAAAAACGAAAGAAAAGCGCTCAAAGACGACCCGTCAGAGCTGAATGAGGTTGTTCGTCAGTTCCCCTTTACCGAAGACGAGGCATTCAGAGACAGCATTGAGGGGAGCCTGTTCAACATCGGAAAGATCTATGAGCAGATCGAGCACAACGACGACTTATTCCCCAATCCAGTAGTTACAGGCAACTTCGTCTGGAAGGAGAAAGACAAAGAAGTCATCTTCAGTCCAACGCCTAATGGAAGGTTCAAGGTAGCCTGGATGCCTCCTGCAGAATACAGGAATGTGTTGAAATATGACAGGGGCAAAAAGGTAGCGCCTCACGACTGGGGTTGTGGAGGCGTTGACTCCTACGACCTTGACGCCACTGTTGACGGAAGAGGGTCGAAAGGCGCCTTGCACATGTTCAATAAGTTCCATATGCAGCACCCGTCAAACATGTTTGTGGTGGAGTACGCATCGAGGCCAGACCTAGCTAAGATCTTCTACGAAGACGTGTTGATGTGCGCCTTCTTTTACGGGTACCCTATCTTAATTGAAAACAATAAGTACGGTATCGCAAGATACTTTGAATCAAGAGGTTACGATGGCTACCTAATGGATAGACCAGAGCACCTTAGCTCTGCTTCTAGCATGAAAAGCAAGACCAAGGGAATACCTTCGAACTCTCAGGATGTGATCCAAGCTCACGCTCAAGCCATTGAGACGTATATTCATGACCACGTTGGGGTAAATTATGACTCGGGACTGATGGGGAAGATGTACTTCAACAAAACGCTAGAAGACTGGATTGGATTTAAGAT